TGAATTGAGGTTAATGCTCAAGACCGTGACGCCGGCGCAGGCCGTGGCGCATGAGTTGATGCACGCCGAACATGCGCTGCTGCAAGCTGAGAGTGGGGTCGAGTACGCGACAGCCTTGGTGACCTACAACAAGAATCGGGTCAAAAGGTTGAGGGCGTACTTGGCCAACACTGAGGAGGTGGCGACATGACCAGGATGTGCGACACGGGTTATCGTGAATGCCCACGCCAACCGGAATGCGGCATGGACTGCCACTTCACCAATGCAGGGCTTGAGCCAGAGACGCGCAAGGTCAAGCCGTATCCGGCAGTGCCGGAGGATATTGAGCCAGTGCCGGAAACTTGGCAAGTGATCGGCAGTGTTGTCGTTGGCTTTGTGCTGGTGGCGCTGATGGTGGTCTGCTTGCTGCTGTTCTTTACGGGCCTTTGGATATGGAGTCTGCTGATATGACCAAAGACGAAGCACTGAATCTGGCGCTTGAGGCGCTGGAGAACATAACAACCGCTTTGCGTGAAGATGATGTAATCGGTGGCGACATTGACATGATGCTGGACGCCATCACAGCCATCCGTGAAGCCCTGGCACAGCCAGTGCAGGAGCGCTATTTCTGCCAACGCTGCGGCAAGCCTGTTAACTTGACCACAATTCACACATGCACACCGCCAACATGATCAAAAAAAATGTCTTTGCCGAGTGGGTTGAGCGATACCACAACGACCCCGTGCTTTTCGTCAAGGAGGTGCTGGGCGTAGACCCAGACCCGTGGCAAGAGAAGTTCTTGGGGGCGATTGCCCGTGGAGATCGAAAGATCAGCGTGCGAAGCGGCCACGGGGTGGGCAAGAGTACGGCAAGCTCATGGGCGATGCTCTGGTACTTCATGACCCGCAGCCCTGTCAAGGTGGTGGTGACAGCGCCGACCAGCAGCCAGTTGTATGACGCGATGTTTGCGGAGTTGAAGAGGTGGATCAACGCGATGCCTGCGCCTTTGCAGAGCCTGCTGACTGTCAAGCAGGAGAGGATCGAGTTCAACGCTGCGCCGACTGAGATGTTTATTTCAGCCAGGACATCACGGGCCGAGCAGCCCGAGGCTTTGCAGGGCATTCACTCTGAGTATGTGATGCTGGTGGCCGATGAGGCGTCTGGTGTTCCGGAGCAGGTGTTTGAGGCTGCCGCAGGCAGCATGTCTGGCCACAATGCGGTGACATTGCTTTTGGGCAATCCGGTGAGATCAAGCGGGTTTTTCTACGACACGCACACACGGCTGGCCGGCGAGTGGACAACCTTTCAGGTGGCATGCACCGACTCGCCACGGGTGAGTGATGAGTATGTCAAAGAGATGGCGCAGCGCTATGGCGAAGAAAGCAATGTCTACCGGATCAGGGTGATCGGGGAGTTTCCCAAAGGGGACGATGACACTGTCATCCCGATGGACTTGCTGGAGAGTGCGCTGCACAGGGATGTGGCGGCCAGCAAGTCAGCGCCGATGGTCTGGGGGCTGGATGTGGCGCGGTTTGGCTCGGACAGGTCAGCGCTATGCAAGCGGCAGGGCAATGTGGTGACGGAGAGCATCCGCACTTGGAAGAATCTGGACTTGATGCAGTTGACGGGGGCGGTGGTGGCCGAGTTCAATGTGCTTGCCCCGAGTGAGCAGCCGCGGGAGATTCTGGTGGACAGCATCGGCCTGGGGGCTGGGGTGGTGGATCGGCTGCGGGAACTTGGGCTGCCGGCCAGGGGGATCAATGTGAGTGAAAGCCCGGCGATGGGCGGGACATACCGCAACCTGAAGGCCGAGCTTTGGTACAAGTCCAAGGCGTGGCTTGAGGCGCGGGACTGCAAACTGCCCAAGGATGAGGTGCTAATCAGCGAGTTGGCGACAGTGCGCTACACCTTCACCAGCAATGGCAAAATTGCCATTGAGGGCAAGGATGAGATCAAAAAGAGAGGTCTGCCGTCACCGGACAAGGCCGATGCCTTTGTTTTGACCTTTGCAAGTGACGCTGTGGCGGGGATGTTTGGGTCGGTGGCCAGCAGCAAGTGGAGTCAACCCTTACGCCGAAACCTATCAAGAACTGCATAATTGGACATTCACAACCAGGGGGATTTATGAAAATGATGACTAAGGCTCAGAAGAAGGTCGGCAAGGTGATGGGCGAGTTCAAGTCCGGCAAGCTGACATCCAGTGGCAAGCCCGTCAAGAATCCAAAGCAGGCCATTGCCATTGCAATGTCTGAGGCCAAGCTGCCCATGCGCGGTCAGCGCACAGCAAAGAACAAGGCGAGAAAATAATGGCCACGCTACAGCGCACCATGAGCCAAGTCATGGACAAGGAAGAGGGCGAGGACATGAGCGAAGGCGAGAACTGCCCGATGCCCACGCAAGACATCACGCTCAACCTGAAGAATCGGGCCAAGGCGATCACCACAGCGGCCTATGGCCCTGAGAATCCCAAGCTGCCAAATACTGCCTTTTGGGCAAAGAAGGCCGACCAGTGGGATGTGAGTGTTGAGGATTCCAAGCAAAGCCTGTGCGGTAACTGCGCGGCATTCAATGTTTCTGACGAGATCAAGGCATGCATTGCCCAAGGCATCGGCATGGAAGCAGACCCGTGGGGAACGATCAAGCTGGCAGATCTGGGCTACTGCGAGATATTTGATTTCAAGTGCGCGGCCAGCCGGACATGCGATGCATGGGTGGTGGGCGGCCCGAACACGGGCGAGCAAGATGGTGAAGAATCTGAAAACTACGAAGAGGGAGAAGAGGAATGAAAGCTGGACTCTATGCCAACATCAACGCCAAACAGGCGCGTATCGCAGCCGGCAGCAAAGAAAAGATGAGGAAGCCTGGGTCTAAGGGCGCACCAAGCGCTGCCGACTTCAAGGCTGCGGCCAAGACTGCCAAGCCCGTCAAGAAGAAATGAAGACCGCAGCTTGGCAGCGCAAGGAGGGTAAAAGCCCATCCGGTGGTTTGAATACCAAGGGCCGCGCCAGTGCGAAGGCCGAGGGCATGAACTTGAAAGCACCCGTCAAGGCCGGAGACAACCCGAGACGGGCAAGTTTCTTGGCAAGGATGGGCAACATGCCTGGGCCTGAGATGAAGGGCGGCGAGCCGACTCGGCTGCTGCTGAGTCTCAAGGCATGGGGCGCAAGCTCCAAGGCCGATGCCAAAAGTAAGGCGGCGGCCATCAGCGCCAGAAACAAGGCCAAGAAATGATCAGTCCCATTGTCATTGCCACAGTCAGGGGGCATGGCTTGGCCGTGCTGCTGGAGTCGATCAAGCAATACGCGCCAGAGTGTCCGGTCTACCTGCGCGGCCCAGAGTCGGTCATTGAGAACTTTGAGGTTGACTTCAAGATCTATGGCCAGCCAAGAAACTTTGGCGATGACTACAACGAGATCATTGGCGAGGCGATGAAGGATTGGTCATCTTGCATCGTGGCCAACGATGACATCGTGCTGACGCCGACCAGCGTGAAGGTGCTGATGGAGGATGTGGCGATCATCAAGACCATGCACAGCGTCAAAGCCGGATGGGTGGCGTCAAGGACTGATGCGGCACGGGCTTGTCAAAATGTGAGGATTACTGAGAAACCTGAGAAGTTGAATTTTTACAAGTTCCCAAGTGAAGCTCACATCAAGATGGTCGAGGAAATCAGCCCGATATTCGCGTGGATCTCAAGCGATGCATTTGAAGAGGCAAAGTTTCCCCCTCTCAATTGGTACTCAGATGATGTGCATTGTAGGGATCTGATTGAAAAAGGCTACTCGCATTTTGTAAGTGCCAGCTATGTCCACCACATCGGCAGCAACACAATTGGCTTTGATGCCAACAAACTGCACAACGATGCACTGCCGTGGATCAAAGAAAATCGTCCAGAATATGCAAAGGCATGGTTTGATTCTTAATCTAGGCTCGGGCAAGGACTGGCGTGAAGATTGTTTGAATGCAGATATTCAGGCAAGGGTCAAACCTGATTGGCTGCTGGATATCACAAAAGTCAATTGGGGTGAAGTGCTCAAGACCCGCAAGGGGCTGCTGACAATTGAGCGCGGCATGTTTGATGTGATCTTGGCCAATGACATCTTGGAGCATTTGCCTGACTTGGTTACTGCCATGACCAATTGCAAGGAATTGCTGAAGGTGGGCGGGGAGATGCGGATTCATGTGCCATACGAGTTGAGCCTTGGCGCGTGGCAAGATCCGACCCATGTCAGGGCATTCAACGAAAACTCTTGGCGCTACTACACCGACTGGCACTGGTACTTAGGATGGCCAGACAGGTTTGAGTTGACCATGTTGGAAATGAGGCTCTCAAAGCTGGGAGAAGCACTAGAATTGCCACAAGACGAAATTATCCGCACCCCGAGGGCTGTGGACTCCATGTTTGTGGTTCTAACAAAGGTCAAGCCATGATTGAAAAAGTCACTGAAAATCTATCCACCGACATTGCAGCCACCGAGCCGATGGACGATGCGGAACTGCAAGCGATCATCACGCAAGACCTGACCGATGCGGTGAGTTATGTGGACAGCGACCTGTCGCCCACACGGGCCAAGGGGACTGAGTACTACCGAGGCGACCTGTTTGGCAACGAGGTCGAGGGCAACAGCAAGGTGGTGGCGATGGAGGTGCGCGACACTGTCAGCGCCATGCTGCCCAGCCTGATGCGTGTTTTCTTTAGTTCTGAAAATGTGGTGGAATTTACGCCCAGAGGCCCCGAAGACACCAAGATGGCACAGCAGGCCACCGACTATGTCAATTACATTTATCAAAACGACAACAACGGATTTTTAACGACCTACGCCATTTTCAAGGATGCGCTGGTGCGCAAGTGCGGCATTGCGAAATTTTGGTGGGAAGATGAAGAAAAGGTACGGATTGAAGAGTATTCCGGCCTTGATGACCAGACGCTAGAGATGCTGATGCAAGAGCCTGGTGCTGAAGTCAAGATCGTGGTTTCTTACCCAGACCCAGATATTGACGAGATGCAGATGACCACGATTGACCCGATGACGGGTCAGCCGGTGACGATGCCAGCGCCAATGCTGCACGATGTGCAGGTCAAGCGCGTCACCAAGGATGGTCGCATCACTGTGATGGCCGTGCCGCCAGAGGAATTGCTGCTTGACCGCAGAGCGCGGTCTTTTGATGACGCCACCATCATTGCCCACAGACAG